GTTGTTGAAAACGCAGGGAATAAAATTTTTCGATTCTGATTCAGAAAAGAAACGTGTCCGCACTGGCACGAGAGAGAATAAATTTTCCCTTTAGAATGAACAAGATACCGTAAGTTGTTCATTCTAAACAGAATTCTTTTGTTGCCTTTGTTCCTCGAATCAGCTATACTTGTTATATAAGGTTGATTGATACTAAATGACACTCTCTGAATTGAAAACACTCTACCCCACAGCCACCGAAGAAACCTGGCACCAGCATTCAAATGGTGGTGGTTGGGTCCAGAACACAGCGACCGTGGCCGACACAGTTTGGGTTGGACCTGATGCCCAGGTCTCGGGTACGGCCAGGGTCTCGGGTAATGCCGAGATCACAGGTAATGCCCAGGTCTCGGGTGCGGCCTGGGTCTTGGATGCGGCCTGGGTCTCGGATTATGCCTGGGTCTCGGGTGATGCTAGGGTCCGGGGTAATACCGAGATATCGGGTAATGCTCAGGTCTTGGGTAATGCCGTGGTCTTGGGTAATGCCGTGGTCTCTGGTGATGCCACGGTCTTTGGTAATGCTGTGGTCTTTGGTAATGCTGTGGTCTCGGATGCGGCCAGGGTCTCGGGTACGGCCAGGGTCTCAGAATAGTTGTTGACTTCTCTCGCAGCATAAGGTACAATAGTTTTGTAGTTAACGGAGATCTTAAATGTTAAGAGAACACACAGAGAAACTCGCCAAGCTGATGGCTGGCGAAGACATCGATGTCATTCAAAAGAATGCTCCGACTGCATACTTTGATCTGAAGTACCGTCGTCTCATCATCCCTAACTGGAAGAATCTCTCAGTAGTCGAAGAAGAAATGCTCGTTGGCCACGAGATCGGCCATGCTCTGTATACTCCTATAGATACCTGGACGACTGAACTTGATGCGTTCGAGGGTAGTAAGAATGTATTCCAGAATGTCATGAATGTGGTCGAGGATGCTCGTATTGAGCGCAAGGTTAAGACCAAATATCCTGGCATGAGACATATATTCTACTTCGGATACGAAGAACTTTTCAAACGTGGTATCTTCTGCGTAGATGAGAATACTGCTCTGCTGGGAAATCTCATCGAACAGATCAACTGGAACTACAAGATTCCTGGTAAAATTGACTTCACCAAACATCAGATGTTTGATCACTTCGTTGCCAAGATTGATGCGATTGTGACATTTGAAGATGTGGTTGCTCTTAGTAAAGAAGTGTATCAGTATTGTAAAGAAGAACACGAGAATAAGAAATCATCAGGCAAAGACAATCAGGAATCCGAAGGCGAAGACAATCAGGAATCCGAAGGCGAAGACAATCAGGAATCCGAAGGCAAAGAAGATCAGGAATCCGAAGGCAAAGATGATTCATCTTCTGACTCAGACTCCTTCGAGAATAAGTATGGTAACAATAAGTTAGAACAGGCCAAAGAAGAATTCCTCAAAAAGAATCAGGATCAAATTAGATCCGCTCAGACGAAATATATTCCTGAGATCGATCTCAAGAAGATTGTAATTTCCTATAAGACAGTCTTAGATAGTTTCTTTCATATGAAAGGAATTTCCAAACCTCCTATATCAGTCGAAGATGACGAAGATGATGTTGAACCTATTGACTTTAATATTTCCTCCTCGCTGAAATCATTCAACAAGACTCGGAAGTCTACCATTGATTATTACTCCAAGATCTTCGAGATGAAAAAGAAAGCATCCGAATATAAGAAGACTTTGAACTTCCGATCTGGTAAGCTGGATATGAATAAACTTACCAACTATAAGTTTGATGATAAGATCTTCATGACAGGTCAAATCAAATTCAAGGGTAAAAATCATGGTCTGGTTGTGTTCTTGGATATGTCAAGCTCGATGTCCAAAATTTTGAAATCGTGTCTGGTCCAGGTTTTGGAACTGGTGTCATTCTGTCGCAACTCTGGAATTCCTGTGAGTGTGTATGGGTTCAGTGACATAAATTTCACAGGCAACTGTAGAGACAGCAACCATCGCTGGTATAACTATAAGGTAGATATTGCTCCAGAACATCAAGTCAATATGCCTCATGCATTCCATCTGATTGAATACTTTTCTCCTCAGATGTCGATCAAAGAATATAACACCATGTTCGATACGATTGTGTCGGGTGATTATCGTAATAGTTCATACTTCCAGTTGTCTGGAACTGCTCTGGCTCCTGCTTGTCTTTGTCTTGAGGCTGTGGTTAACAAGATGAAAAAAGAAAATGGATCAGAGGTTGTGAATGTGGTTTTCCTCACTGATGGCGGAGACTCCAATGGTGGCGACTTTCATTCCTATCACGGTTCAGTATTTGATCCTAAGACTAAGATGAAAGTTTCCTTCAATAATATTGACCAGACTCTGACTAATCATAGTCACTTCTCGTCCTATGCATCGTATACTGTGCCGATGGCGATCCTAGAACTTATGAAGAAGAGAGTTCCCTATGTTAATGTAGTCAACTTCTTTATCAGAACTCGGTCCACCAAATTTTGGAATGGTAGAAATTATGTTAGCTGTGATAATGCATTTGCTGTGGTAGATACTATCAAGTTGATGGGATACGATGAGACGTATTTCATCGACCCTGCATGTTTCCAAGTCAAGAAGGATGATGATAAGATGAAGTCTGCTACCACAATCGAGGATATAAATACTTCGTATATATCTTCCAATAAGATCACAAAGGAGAAGCAGACCATCGTGAGGAGTTTTATTGATAAGATCTGCTAATGCATAAATGTATCTGACCAAAGAAACATTCGCCGAACAAACAGGGAAGGGAAGAACAGTGGTACTGTTCTCTGCTTCCCAATCTGTATTAGGTAATAAGTATTTTACTGAATTAACCACCACCTTTCCTGATCTACCGATCTTCAGAGTAGACATCGACAAGCAACGAGATCTGGCAGCGGATACTAATATCAGAGTGTCCCCAATTGTATTCGTCTTTCAGGATGGTGCTCTGATAGATAAATACATGTGGAATCAAAAGGACGTCCTGATATGTATTCTAAGATCTTAGACACTCTCAAAGCTCTTTCAGTGATATTATTCTTCTGTGTACTCAGCTACGAAGTCGTGGATCTGACTCGGTTCTCCAAGACTATTATTGCTGACACTCAGCGACAATCCCTTCAACAAATTACTGATCTTCGCAAAGACACCTTTGCCTTGCTGGGCGACACCACCAATAAACTAAATTATCGTATTGGTTCCGTACAAAGAGACATACTTACCAGAGTTGATATCAATGCCTCCAGGATCGATAATCATCTGACCGTGGCCATCGCAGATGTGAATGGTCATCTAAATAAGCTGGATACCATTGTCGATGTATATGCGAAGCTTCCTGAGAAAATCAACAATCAACTAACCACCAAGTTTGGAACTCAGACTGACTGTGTCATCAATGAACTCTGCTGGCAGAATATGACCACAGATCTTCTCATTGATTCACGTAATGTTGTGCGAGATGGGTCCAAGACTTTTCGATTGATTGACTCGAATATCCCGACATTGATGGGCAATGTCAACACGGTCTCAGCCACTGTGGCTGGGACATTCCCTCCGATAGCCTTGAGTATACAACAGACTGCCGACCACATCCAGAAGATTACCAAACCTCATTGGTATGATAAGATTCTGACCTATGGTATCAGTGGCGGTCTGCTCTATCTGAATGCTGCCAAATAATATAAAGGACATACTATATGAACATCACAAAACTGTTTAGTTCCGTAAAATCGATCTTCAAGAAATTGGGAAACCTAGATCGTGATATCGAGATTCTCTCGTCTGCCATCAGCAAGGCCGCTCCGATTGTCAATCAGATCTATCCAATCGTAGTGAAGATTGCTGAGTTGACTCCGACTAAAACCGACGATCAGATTCTTGCTGCCTACACCAAGTTTGGATTAAGGAATCTATTCGTTCCTGGTCAGGATACTTCTCACCAATTGAAGACTCTGGCAGTTACTGCTCTAAAGAATACTGATGCATATATCAAGTCCACTAATACTGGTGGCGCTGTTCCTGCATATATCCTTAACACGGCTCTGGAATTGGCCGTGGCCAAGTTCAAAGAAACTGTATAATATGTGGAAGAGTTTCCTGGATGGGATTGCTTCTGACGGTGGCAACATATTGATTCTGTTTGTCATCATTGTGACTGTTGGTGTATTTCTTAAGATGGGAATTCCTGATCTTCACGATCAATTCATCTTCGCTCTAGGAGCATTGATCGGAATTTTGAAGGGAAATTTGACTTCCAAGGAGAAATAAGCTATAATAGTATAGGGGAGGCGACTCCCCTTAACGTTATTATTATGAGGTTCCGAAATGATTCCCGATCTTAAATTCTATAAGCTGGCCGAAGATGTTCCCGCTCCTATGTGGGCAACCTTTGGTTCAGCCTGTTTTGATCTCCAGGCATATATGCCTGAGAAAACATCTGTTACGATGTATACTGCACACAATGTGAAGTATAATATCCTCAGTACAGGAACTATTGCAGTTCTTCCCGGAGAACGAGCAATGATTCCTACTGGATTGATTCTTGATATTCCCGAAGGATATTCTGTTCGACTTCATATTCGATCCTCGATGGCAGGGAAGAATGGTGTAACACTGGCTAATGCAGAGGGAGTCATTGATTCTGATTATGTGGATCCCTTGTTTATGCTCGTACATAATACCTCGAAAAGTGTTGTGTATCTCGCCAATGGAGATCGAATTGCTCAGGCAGAACTGGTTGCCAATCTACAATACTGTCTAAACGAAACATTAGACAAACCTGCTATCAAAGGTAATCGTACTGGTGGGTTCGGGAGCACAGGCAAGTGATGACTGATATCCAACGATTTACCAAATTGAAGCAGTTCATCCTGGACGATGATGTCGATGTTGAAGTAGATACCTCATACTACGAACAGGCCAAGACACCAAAGCAAGATCGTATCATCAATGGTACGGCTGGAGCAGATTCCTATATAATACTGTATAAGGACTCTAAAGAGAGCAATTACAATATGCTCTGTTCGCTTCTGATTCACGAATATGGCCATGTAGTAAACTGGAGAGATCTCAATCGAGACAAGCATACCGAGAAAGATGCATGGAAGGTGGGTGTAGAATCAGTTCCATTGGAACTGATTCCTCCTACTATCAAAGAAGATTGTGCTCTGTGTATGAGTTCATATAATGTCATGAATGTTGACTGGATGGATGCTCTTCTCTAATTCTGGTTTATATAAATATATTGTACTAGCAACAGAAAAATAAACCTTATAAGGAGTAACAACTATGCCCGCATGGGGAAATCTCGATGTATCCGATATCAGCAACAGAGGTGTCACATTTGACATCAATGCTGCTGGAAACGTAGTAGCTCACAACCAAGACCTAGAAACAATTGTGGTGGCTCTGCCTGCTGCTTCAGCAGGTGCCACAGGTCCGCTGTCATTAGCTTCGGTAGCCAATGCTTTTCTTGGTACTGTGCTAATCAATGGTTCAGAAGTAATTGGAGTCAATGCTGCACCTGTAACAGCCACAACTCTTAATGGTACTATTACCAATAGCCAGACTACCATTGGTGTTACCACCAACGCAGGTATGGCCAAGAGCGATATTCTTTTGATTGGTACTGAACAACTGCAAATTTCTGGTGCGACTGGCTTCATCGGTTCGACCGGACTTGTTGTGAGTCGTGCGTATAATAGTTCTGTGGCTGCTGCGACTGGTGTTAATGCCAGTGTACAGGATCTTACTCTTAACGTCACTCGTGGTCTTGCCAGTACAACTCCTGGTGCCACTGGTATCAACGTTGCTCTTACAGTTGTGAATGTGGATTACAACAATGTAACAGGTAACTCAGTGCTGGTTTATAATGGAACCTCAGTAGTACTCGGTGCCACAGGTGCTGGTTACGAATATATTGTCCAGAACGTAACAGGTGCTCCTTTCCAGACCACAACTCTTAATGCCAATATTGCTGCGACTGGTGTTAATGCCAATGGTCTTCAGATTGGTGTGGCCAGTACTACTGGTATCAATGTTAATGACGTACTCATTATCGGTGCTACTGGTGGTGTTTCTGGTGAAAAGGTATTCGTTACTGCAATCAATGGGTCCACTGGTCTGACAGTCAATCGTGCTCTGTTCACTGCTGGTGGTGCAACTGGGTCTGGTGCGACTGTGCGGGAAGTTTCTTCACTCTTGGTTACTAGCTTGCTTGATGAAGAAGCAGGATTCCTTGGTGCTACTGGTGCTGGTTCTGCTGGTATTGGTGCCACAGGTTCCTTGACTGCATACCTTCAACAGAAACCTGTGTCTTTGAATGTTGTATATGATACAGCTGTTTCTACCACTGCAGGTTCACGCAGCCGAATTACTGGCAGTCAACGCAACAGAGCACACGTATATGGTGTGTCTGTCATTGAACAGCAGCTGGGTAGAACTGGTGCAACTGGTGTGGGATCTCCTGCCTATATTGCTGGTGTTACTGCCAGTTCATATAGTCTCAATGGTACCATTACCAGTGGTCAGACTCAGATTGGTCTAACTTCTACTGTGGGTATTTCTGCTGGTGATACTCTTCTCATTGGTGCTGCGGAACAGGTTCTGGTTGGTGCGACTGGCTTCATCGGTTCCACTGGTCTACTTGTTACCCGAGCGCAGAATAGCACTAGTGCTGCTGCGACTGGTGTTAATGCTAATGTAACTGATCTCACCCTGACTGGTGGCAGAAGTTATAGTTCAGCCTCCACTGGTTATACTCGTCACGCTGCTCACGCTGGTTGGGTACTTCAGAAGGATGGTGCTGGTAATGTTGACTCTATAACTTTTGGTGCGACTGGTACTCTTTACAACGGAGTTCCCACAGTCTTCTTCGGTACCACTGGTCCGAACAATGCTGCCATATCTCAGCTGAAAGCTGGTATTGCTGCGACTGGTGCTCTGACCACATTCCCTGTTACCACATCTAATAATATTTTTGCTGGTGATACTATCCAGGTAGATACAGAAAAGATGGTGGCTCTGGTCTCTTCTGGTACTGGTGGGAATCAGCAGTATGTTACTGTGACTCGTGGCGCACTAAGTTCAACCATTGCTTCCCATGCTACTGGTGCATTCATCACTAACATTACTGGTGGTGCATCTGGCGTCGCTGTTCTTGGTTCTACTGGTGCTACTGGTATGGCTGTGGCTTCAATCACCATCACCTATCCTGGTATGTACTCAGTAAATCCTCCTCTGGTAACTCTGTCTGCTCCGGCTGGCACTGGTTCTACTGGCTTTGCTCAAACTGGCACAGTAGTAATGGGTGGTCGCTTCGGTCGTAAGATGTATGAGACTCTGGTCGCTCATCCTAGCATTTCTGGTGATGCCGAGAACGTTCAGTTCCCGAATGTCTAATTAGACATCTGGGAGTAACACTTGGGAGCCAGAGCAATCTGGCTCCTTTTTTTATTGTATAAATAACAGTTGACTTTCTCCACCAAATAAGGTATAATAATATTATGACTAAACTACAAGAATTCCTAGAAGACTGCATCTTTGATATTAAGATAGCATTCAGTAATGTTAAGTACTGGATCGCTCACCGTACTTATGATAAGTATCACGTAGTTCGAACAGGTCTGCCTGTAGGTTACAGTGACACTGTGGAGACGATGCTTCACACCAACTTCACTATGCTGGTAGACTTTATCGAAGGCGAGAAGGCCTGGATGAATCATATCTGTCACCAAACTACTCATCCATTTCCTTGGTGGCAGAGAAAGTTCAGAAAGTTCCGTTCTATAACGGATGGACTCGACTATCTGCATTGGGAATGTAATATGGATGAAAGGGAAGATCCTTGCCTCGCTCAGAGAAATGCTGCTCTTGAACAAAGAGAGTTGTATCTTTGGTGGACCATTACTCGACCCCACAGAACCGATCCTGCTGAACTCAGTGGATGGGACGCCTTGATGGCTTCCCGAGGTAACGAATCTCCTTTCGGCTCAGTTGGAAAGATCACCAAAGAGGTAAGAAAAGCATTAAAATTGCATTCTGATATAGAGGCTCGATATGATAAGGAAGATGAAGCAATGTTGATTCGACTTATGAAGATTCGCCGCTCTTTGTGGACCTAATTATGGAACTCTCGATATCACTCACACTAATGATCTTGGTGTTGTTGTATCTTTCCTCATATCTTGATGATGATATGGACCAATAAATAACCATATGAAACCAACCGAAAACCTAATTCAGATGATCAAGAAGAACGAGGGATTCTCGCCCAAGATTACCGATGATGTGGGTAATCCGATGATCGGCTATGGATGTAATCTCAGTGTAGCAGAGGCTCAGAAGTATGAAGGACGGACGATCTCCGAAGTCGAGGCAGTAAGTCTTCTTCTATCTAGACTGACACCTGTGGTAGACTTAGTCAATAAAATTGTGAAGGTTCCACTCACCCAGAATCAATTTGATGCTCTGTGTGACTTAGTGTATAATATTGGATCAGGCGCTTTCTCCAAGTCTACTCTGCTCAAGAAACTGAATACAAAAGATTACACCGGAGCAGCCGAAGAGTTTGCTAAGTGGAATATGGCTGGAGGCAAAGTGCTTCCTGGGTTAATCAAACGCCGAGCAGAAGAAAAGAAACTCTTCCTCAGCTAATATGAAAGTCCAATCTCTTTGGATGTCAGATCTGCATCTGGGAACCAAGGCCTGTAATGCGGATCTGATACTCGAAGTATTGAAGTTCTTCAAGACAGATACTATCATTCTCAATGGTGACACCATTGACTTCTGGCAACTGGGATTCTCTAGATCCTGGACCAAGAAGCACAATGACATTCTGAGACTTCTATTCAAGAAGGCTAGGAATGGCACCAAGATCATATCCACCATTGGCAATCATGATGAAGTTCTGAGAGAATATGAACCATTCAATCTGGATAATATATATGTCGTGAATCAGTACTCATATGATTCGATTAGTCATGGTAAGATTCTTTTCATTCACGGCGATGCCTTTGACTTCATAATCAAGTCTAATGTATGGTTAGCTAAGTTGGGAGCAGCTGCATATGAGTTCCTTATCAGCATCAATCATTACTACAATGTATTCCGAAAGTTTCTGGGCAAGGAGTATTGGTCTCTGTCTAAGTATCTCAAGACTGAGACCAAGAAGAGAATTGGTATTCTGAACACATTTGATACTGCTGTTGTGGAATATGCCAAGAGACACAACTTCGACTGCGTATCAGCCGGACACATTCATATTCCAGAGAAGAAGTGTATTGATGGAATGTTGTATATGAATACCGGAGATATGTGTGAGACCGGATCCTTCATCATAGAGAAACTTGATGGTGAATTGATTCTTGTGACTGATTTTATTGAGTTCAAAAAAAACTTGCTTTCTGCTTGAAAGTGCGCTATAATAGTATGGTGACCATCCAACCGTATACTTCAGTCTTATCCTATGGCAATCAGATCTTTGTTCGTTCGGCTAAGAACAATAAGGAGGAGATTCCAGACTTCAACCCTCTGGTGTGGGTTCCAGCGAAGTCTAAGACTGAAGTTACTGGTTGGACGAATCTTGATGGTTATCCTGTAGTACCATTCACCGCAGGTAATATCAAGGAAACTCGTGAGTTCATCCAAGAGAATAAGGATGTAGATAACTTCTCGGTGTACGGCGACATTCAGCCACAGTATCAATACATCGCCCACAACTATCCTGCGGACATTCAGTGGTCACTCGCTGATATTAATATTGCATATATCGATATCGAAACCGAATGTGAAAAGGGATTCCCGGATATCGCCACGGCAAATGAAGTCATCAATGCGATTGCTCTGAAGTGTTCGAATAAAAAGCACAAGAAAGTATTTGGTCTTGGTGTGTACAATAAGGATCTTGAAGGCGGGATCTATGTCGAATGTTCTACCGAAGAAGAACTGTTAGATAAGTTTCTTCAGGAGTGGACTTCCAACTATCCGGACATCATCACAGGCTGGAACGTCAAGTTCTTTGATATCCCATACATCACCAATCGAATCAGTTATATTCTAGGAGAGAAAAGAGCACGCCAGCTATCTCCCTGGAAGATCCTCAAACCTCAGCAGGTAGAGATTATGGGTCGGACTCAGAGTACCTATGATGTCTTTGGTATCTCTGTACTAGATTACATTGATCTGTATAAGAAGTTCACCTATACCAATCAGGAATCCTACAAGCTGGATCATATTGCCTATGTGGAATTGGGAACTCACAAGCTGGATTACTCTGAGTATGGTTCGCTTCATACACTATACAAAGAGAACTTCGAGTTGTTCATCGAGTACAATGCCAAGGATATTGATATCATCATTGCTCTTGAAGACAAGATGAAGCTGATTGAATTGGCGATCACAATGGCCTATGATGCCAAGGTGAACTTCGAGGACGTGTTCTCTCAGGTTCGTATGTGGGATGTTATCATCTATAATGCTCTGTTGAAGAACAAGACTGTTATT